CACTGATGGCACGTGCAATGAAACGTGACACGGTCGCTGGCATCTTCCTGTTGAAGAACCTGCGTCCAGAGGTCTACGGCGAGAACGTTAACGTCAACGTCAGTGGGTCGTTGTCGATTGAAGAAGTCCGTCAAGCCAGAGCAAGTCTGAATGCCAAACTCACACAGATCGTCGACGTCGTCGCACCGGGCGACCGACGACTCATCACCGAATGACTCGCTGGCTGTGACAACGGCAGCGCATCAGGTCGGGAAGCGTCGACTCCAGCAGTTGACACCAGCCGAGGCCGCACTGCTGCGCTATGAGTGGCGCTTCTGGGCAAGACCAAACCAGATCGCACCATCTGGTGACTGGGGCATCTGGTTACTGATGACCGGTCGTGGCTTCGGCAAGACACGTGCCGGTGCACAGTGGATCATCGAACAAGCACAAATACCGGGACAACGGCTGGCGATCATTGGACGTATTCCTGCTGACTGTCGTGACGTCATGGTTGGTGGTGAGTCTGGCATCCTTGCGACCTCACCGCCTGACTTCAGACCGGAGTACACACCAAGTCAACGGTCACTCAAGTGGCCGAACGGGTCAGAGGCTCGACTGTTCAGTTCTGAGAAACCGGAAGACTTGCGTGGACCGAACTTTCACTGTGCATGGATTGATGAGTTAGCCAAGTATGACCACGCACAAGAGACGTGGGACACACTGGTCATGGCGGTGCGCTTGCCTGACAATCCACGCATCGTGGTGACGACGACACCGCGACCTATCGGCATCATCAAGCGACTGATCGACGACCCACACTGTCACGTGACGCATGGGTCGATCTACGACAATCGCAGCAACCTGTCAGGCAAGTTCTTTGAACGTCTCATCAAACGTTACGAAGGCACGTATCTCGGTCAACAAGAACTGGAAGGCTTGTTGATCAGTGACCGTCCCGGTGCGTTGTGGTCGCGGTCGGTACTCGACAAGCACCGTGCACCAGAAGCGCCGAAGGAACTCGTGCGTGTTGTTGTGGCGATTGACCCACCAGCGACCGCCTCGGAAGACAGTTCAGAAGCCGGTGTCGTCGTGGTTGGGTCCACGGCTGACGGCTGTGCGTATGTCTTGGCTGATGGCAGTCGACACGGCACGCCGGATGAGTGGGGCCGTCAAGCGGTGCGACTCTATGACGAGTTTGAAGCCGACCAGATTGTTGGCGAGGTGAACAACGGTGGCGACATGGTTGGGTTCACGGTCAAGGAGTGCGCGAAGGCGTTGCACCGTGAAGGCGAACGGTCCAGTAGCGTCGTGCCGTATGTGCCAGTCAGAGCGAGTCGCGGCAAGCTGACGCGAGCCGAACCGGTCGCGGCACTCTACTCACAAGGTCGAGTCAGACATGTCGGTCTGTATCCAGACCTTGAAGACCAGTTGACGTCGTGGGTGCCGGGAGAACAATCGCCTGACCGTCTCGATGCGTTGGTGTGGGGTCTGACGGCGCTGGTTATCTACGGGTCGAACGACATCGAGACATGGGGTGGTGGAGACACCAAACGAGACTCCAGCGAACACGTGCGAGAGGTCGCACAACACGATGGCGCATGGTTTCCGCCCAGTGCGTCACGGTGGTGAGCCAGAACATGTCATCAGACTCGCTAGGCTGCGCTGTACGAGACGATCATGCTAAACCTAACCCTAGTCATCAACTGTGCTGCAACGACCGCACTGGCGACAGCGGTGGTCGTGATGAACGACGTGGCACTGGCTGCGATTGCGCTGGCGTACGCGTCTGGCTTGCTGACGTCGTGGGCGAGTCTGTATCAGGTCGGTGTCACGACAGAGACACCACCATCGACTAGTGGACACGCTGCACCTGACGTGCCATAGTCGAACGATGCAGACCTCTCGCTCGCTTGGGACTCGTGTGTCGATTGCGGCCAAGGCGTTTGCCGGGATCTTCTCTGACGACAGCGCACGACAAGCGCATGGGATGCTGGGTGGCATCTTCTCAGGGAGCACTGGCGATCCACCGTATCGCGGCACCGCCAGCATCCTTGCGGCCTATTCGACGATGCCGTGGTTGCGTGCTGTCGCACAACGAGTGGCGACATCGGTCGCCGCCTCGACGACACAGTGGCGACTCTATGCACCGACGTCAGGCCAACGTCGAGACGTGCGAACGATTCAACGGTCGGCGGACTCCAAGTCTCGTCGTGCATTGCTTCGCAAGACCAACGAGGTCACAGAAGTCGAGAATCATATTCTTCTCGATGCGCTGAACAACGCGAACTCGTACATGGTCGGGCAGTCGTTGTTTAAGTTGACGCAACTCCATCTCGACCTTGTCGGTGAATCGTTCTGGATCAAGGAGCGCAATGCGTTCGGTGCACCGGTCGAGTTCTGGCCTGTACCACCTGACTGGATACAGTCGACACCAACACCGTCGAGTCGGTCGTATGAGGTCAGCTTCGGCGCATGGCAAGGCACGATTCCAGAGACAGAGGTCTTGTGGATGGCTGACCTTGACCCGTCGAACCCGTACACCAGAGGCACCGGTATGGCACGGTCGCTGTCTGATGAATTAGAAACGGACGAGTATGCCGCGAAGCACACACGCCAACTGTTCTTCAATCGCGCTCGACCCGACATGATCATCTGGCCGAAACAGCAAGGCGCACACGACATCGGGTTGCAGCAAGACCAAGTGCGTCGACTAGAGGAACGCTGGCTTGATGGACATCAAGGCTTCTGGCGTGCGTTCAAGCCGTTCTTTGTCGGTCGTGAGATTGCAGTGCATGAGGTCAACCAGTCACTGCAAGAACTGCAACTGGTTGAACTGCGGAAACACGAACGCGACACCATCGTGCAGGTGTTCGGCATTCCACCTGAACTGCTGGGCATCTTGAACAACAGCAACCGAGCGACGATTGAATCGGCTGACTACCTGTTCAGCCGATGGGTCATCACACCGCGACTGGAGTTCCTACGGTCGCAACTACAAGAACGACTCATCCCTGAATACGACGACCGACTGGTCTTGGACTTTGTGTCTCCAGTGCAGGAAGACCGAGCGCACATGCTAGACGCGGCGAAGGCGGCACCGTGGGCGATGAAGGTTGACGAGTGGAGAACGCTGCAAGGACAAGAGACGCTCGACGACGACGCTGGTCAGGTCCACATGATGCCGATGAACCTGATGCCGGTACGCACACCAAGCGTGCCACCCGCACCGGTCCCGGCGACCGTGGCCGGTGAGACACCACCAGAAGGTGATGTGATTGCTGACGGGTGGGATGACCATCTGGCAGTGCTGAAAGACGCGGGTGACACCGAAGCCGTCACCGTCGTACAACGTGCACTCGCTGAAGAGGTGTCTGACTTGCCAGTCGTCTGGCAAGAACTGGCACGACAGGAACCCGCTGTCGAGCGCATGATTCGTCGGCACATCTTCGACCTCAGTGACCGTGTCAGTGCTGATCAACTGGCGCACGTCACGACTGGTGTCGAGGTCGAACAGTTGGTGCATCTCGACGAGTGGTTAGACGAGATGAACGCACTGATGCAGCCTCACTGGTTGCGTGCATGGTGGACCGGTGCTGAACACAGCGCTGATGATCTTGGCATTCCTATTGAGCGTTCAAGTCATAGCACGACCAAACAAGACGCGGTGCCACAGATTGCACCGATCTCGACAGCGTTCGACTTCAATGCGTTGAACCCTGCGGCGATCAACTGGGCAAAGATTCACGGTGCCACGTGGGTGCAACAAGTCGGTGACGACACCAAGGCAGCCATTCGTCTCTCGGTGTCTGACGCCACGGCACTCGGCTTGGGTGTCGAAGCCGAAGCACGTGAACTGCTGAAGCTCCAGATAGGATTGACCAAACAACAACGCACGTCCATCTGGCACTATCGTCAACGTCTGATGTCGACGATGCCACACCTGTCGCCAGCGCAACGTCTGTCACGCATCAAGCGCTATCGAGACGCGAAGGTGCGTCTACGTGCCATGACTATCGCTCGCACCGAGTTGTCCTTCGCTCAGTCTGGTGGTCAAGAAGAGATCTGGTCGGAAGGTGTTAAGCAGGGTGTGCTTGATCCCGGTGCATTGAGTCGGAAGTGGCTCGCTACTGTTGATCTTCGTATCTGTTCAATCTGTCGCGGTCTGAGCAAAATTGCGCCGATCCCGTTTGAGAAGTCGTTTACCTATGGCACGTTTGTCGGGAACAAAGCACCAGCGCATCCGAACTGTCGGTGCACCGTGGCGCTCGTTCGCAAGAAGAAACCGAAAGCCTGACCCGCACACAAGGAGGACGTCGATGGCATGGATCACACTGGGCATGAAGTTGTTGCCGTATATCGTCGAGGCGGTGCACTGGGTCGAGAAGTTCATCACGACCAAAGGCAAATATAAGCAGGACGCCGCCGTCTATCTGGTGAAGAGCGTGCTTGGTATCGCTGAAGCGGGAACGGCGAAAGACCTGTTGGATGACGATGAGGTCGAGGCCGCGACTCGTAAGGTGATTGACGCCGTGGTGAGTCTCCAAAACATCGTGGCAAAGAAGCACGGTGAGTAAGCCGGTCAGACCGTTCACGCTCAGTCCACACAACGTCGTCAGCGTCATCGTTGATGGTCGTGTTGTCGTGACACCACCACGACGTCGCGTGGTCATCACTGGTGCTGGCAAGTCACTGCGACAGATACCGTGGACCGATGAGACGTGGGAGATCTGGGGCATTAACAATTTCTGGAACGCGATGCGCGACAACGACGGTCGGTTGCGTGCCGACCGGTGGTTTGAACTGCATCCACCGACAACAGACATTCAAGACCCACACGATATGGAATGGTTGCGAACGTGTCCGGTGCCGATCTATACGACCGAACCGTTCAACGAGAACCAGAACGCGGTGGTGTTTCCAGTTGACGATCTGGCCGCACAGTTCCGCGACTACTTCTCCTGTACGTTTGCGTATCAGATTGCGTTCGCACTGGCCGAAGGGTTCACCGAGATTGCTGTGCACGGTCTTGAGTTGGCGTACGGCACACAACGCGAAGCGACCGTCGAACGGTCGTGTGTCGATTGGTGGTTAGGCTTTGCTGAAGGGCGCGGTGTGACGGTCACGATTCCTGATGGCGACCACGTCGTGCGGCACTGGTCGCGCTACGGCTTCGACTACTGGAAGGAAGCCAAGGTCGTTGAAGACTATGTCGGGTCGTTGATCGGTCGAAAGGTTGCCGAGTAGTGGTGGACATTGCGTGCTGAACCTGTCATGGTGCAGATGGGTCGGTGTGGTGGTGGAGTTCGGGACAGCGCAGCGTCCTCCGGTTGCGCTTGTCCCGGCTTCCCAACAAGAGACGTTATGACTGAGCCAGACTTCGTGAAATCCGTGACAGACCTCGGCGACTGGCGACAGCAAGCCGCGAACGGGACGGCGTCTCAGGACACCGTGCTTCGCAAGCAGTTCATCAGCGACGTCGAAGTACAAGATGACCGGTCGGTCAAGTTCGTCATCACAACTGGCGAAGCCGACCGCGAGAAGGACGTCATTGATCCAAACGGCTGGGAGGTCACGAACTATCTCAAGAATCCTGTCGTGTTGTTTGCACACGACTATGACTCATTGCCAGTGGCACGCACCGTCAGCCTGAAGCAACAGGACGACAAGTTGATCGCCGTGGCTGAGTTCGCCAGTGCCGAACTGAACCCGATGGCCGAGCGTGTCTTCCAGATGCTGAAGCAAGGATTCTTGCGTGGCGCATCTGTTGGGTTCAGGCCTGTCGCGTTCACGTTCAACGATGCACGTGGTGGTGTCGACTTTGCGAAACAGGAACTCCTTGAGTTCTCGATTGTCCCGATACCTGCTAACGCGCAAGCGTTGATGGCAGCGGGCCTGAGCGATGACGACACGACGTTGCTGACAGACTGGGCGAAGGATGTGCTGACGCGGTTTCATCCTGCTGTACTGCAAACTAAACAACCAGACAGCGAGCAACTCAACGACTTTCTTGATGTCGTGCGGAAGATGATGAACAACATCAAGGTGGCAGTGAAAGAAACGATCAGAAACGTCGACGAGTTTCAGAACACCGGTGCGTATGGCGACGAGGATGACGAAGAGGCGGGCATCGAGTTGATGTCGGCAGCGCCTCACATCGCCAGAGGCATCTCGCCACGCAACGTCTCCGAAGAGACAGCACCGATGAACGAGTCGTGGAGTCGTCCGACACTCGGTGACTTCTCCGATGAACTCTGGGAAGACCTGTCGGCCAGTGAACGACGCAAGATTGCGGGACACTTTGCATGGGCGACCGCTGCCGTACCTGACACGTTCGGCGATATGAAGCTGCCGCACCATCGCGCCAGTGATGGGTATGTTGTCTGGCGTGGCGTGGTCGCTGCGGCTGGTCGTCTTGACCAGACGTCGTTTCCGTCTGACGACATGGCTGCTGTCAAGCGGCACCTTGCCAGCCACTTCAAAGAGTTTGATCGCACGGCACCGTGGGAGCGTGATGCGGCAAGTTGGTCAGCGTTCGTGAAGGCGAGACAGAAACGAGAACGCAAGACCTCATCGCCATTGCACGACGACGAACTGGCCGCACTGTTGGATGACTACGGCTTCGACGATGAAGCGATTGCGCTGGTCACAACAACACCGGCGAAGACCATCGGTGGCGATGGGTATCAGCAGACCATTCTCGACACGCTTGAGCGCATCGAGACGGGATTGACTGACCGTGTGTCGGTGTTGGAAGAGGACGTGGTTGTGCTGGAACTCGATGACGAGGATGTGCGTCACGAGGAGAAGTCAACTAACGACGAATTGTTAGTTGATGTGGACCCAACCGTGCTGACGGACGCACTACAAGCAGCGGTGCGTGAATCAGTCGGAACGGTCGTGGGCGCGGAGATGCGGTCTGCGATCAACGCCATGCGTGGTCGTCTCGACTAGTAGGGAGAACAACTCATGAGCAAAGGGATGACGAGAGAACAACTCGCAGACTTCGTCAAGGAGACATCTGTTCCGCTGATCAAGGATCAGCTTGGCAGCGAACTGGCACGGGTCGTGCGGGAGAATGTAGAAAAGATTGCCTCGGACCCGAACGGTCCGTGGGCGAACAAGTGGTCTGACCGCTTGGTCGAACCGAAGGCGTCAACACCATCACGCGAGAAGGGTGCGGCGTTTGGTCGCGTCGTTCGTGCGATGGCCGCAGCCAAGATGAACAAGATGGGGTCGGAAGGCACCGTCGAGGTTCTGCGTGGGTGGGGTGACAACGATCTGGCTGATGCGTTGGCTGATACGAGAACCAAAGCGCTCGCCGCTGGTGATGCGACTGCTGGTGGATTTCTTGTGCCGACACAGTTCAGCAACGAGGTCATCGAACTACTGCGTGCCCAGTCAGTGGTTCGACGGCTTGGTGCCAGAACGGTACAAATGCCAACCGGCACACTGAAGTATCCGAAGATCGCCACTGGCGCATCGGCGGCCTACATCGGTGAGAACGTCAACATCGGAAAGAGTGAGGAGACGTTTGGTCAACTCACACTGACGTTCAAGAAGTTGGCGGTGCTGACACCTATCAGCAACGACCTGCTGCGCTACAGCAGTCCATCGGCTGATGCGATTGTGCGAGACGACCTCGTGTCGTCAATGGCGACCAAGGAGGACTCGACGTTCATCCGTGGTGCTGGTACTGACGCGACACCGAAGGGCTTGCTGAACTGGTGTGTCGCTGACCAGAAGATTGCCGCGTCGTCTGCATCGCTGGCGAACATCACTGACAATCTTGGTCAGTTGGTGGTCAAACTGAAGAACGC